AGAGCGCGCTTCGGCTATCGCAGATGCTCAAGCAACTCAGGCAACATTAGAAACTCCTGTAGAAACGTTGCAAGCAACAATGCCAATGACACAAGGAGACCCTACAGGCGCTGAAACGTATGTAGGGGACTCACCTGAAAATATTATGCCTCGTGAGCTATCTCCAACTGTGGAGATTGACCCAACAAGGACAATGGAAGACATTGCTGATGTTCCAATGCGACAGTATCAACAAGCAGGCATTGTTCCAGACCCTTCTCAAGATGTAGAAAGCCTTGCTACACTTGAAGAAAAAGAAGGGCTTGCTATAGATACGCTATCAAGCGAAGCAAGTAGCGTTAGGCCAATACTTGCCGATCAACCAACTACTGATCTGTTTACACAAGCAGTAGATGATTATGTAAGCTCAGAAGTCGGTAATGATGATGGTTTTGTTAGCTTTAAAAGCTTAGTTGATCTTGGAAGCAAAGCTTTGCGTACTGACTCTGGCGGTTTTAATATCTTAGGCTCAGATATCGATGTATCTGGTATCAGCGATAGCGAGCTTAGCACAGATCCGCAAGGGGTTATCTATCGTAATTCAGATACAATAATGAATGCTTTAAAAAATAATCGAAAGCTAGATCTATTGGAAGATAACCTTGATCCTACTTCTCAAATTAAACCAGAAGCGGGTCGTGCTGCGATGATGGCTGTCTTAATTGAACTTTCAAATAAGATGGAATTAATTAACAGTGAAGCTGATAAATCAGATGATGAACGACAAAACACAAATGGTTTAGATCGTATTATGTTAGGCAGTTCCGTTGGTCGTACATTTGAAAGATTATTATATCCTACTGAAATGGAAAACCCACAAGAGCTTTTCAAGGGCGAAGCGGAAAGATATGGTTATCAATATCGTTTAGAGCCAGCAGAAGCATCTCTATTAGGTCAAGCATTATTGCAAGGCTTTGTTGATATGCGAGACAATAATCTTGTTCAATCTTTTAGTAGCATTGGCCCAGATGGAAAACCAAAGGTTAGCTTTAGAACAACTCGTGAAGGGGATGCTAGGCTATCTGCTATGCGTAGAGGTATTCGACAGCAGCTAGGCATGAGCGCAACAAAAAGTAAACCTGTTTCAACTGTATTAACTAAAAATGGAATGTTGAGAGGCGAAGGTGCGTCTACACAAAATGAAATTACTCGTGGTCCTCTTAAAAATAAAAAGACTAAGATAATTGAAGATGGCGTATCAGCACTTGCTTCGGTATCACATACAGTAGCACCTCATGCCGCAACTTTATTTGCCGGTGTTTTAAAAGCAGGAGAAAAATACTCAGAGGGTGTCTTTGCAGATGTAACTAAACAAGGTTCTACCTATTTTGAAAATAAAAGAGATGAACTATTACGTGACTACCTTGCTAAAGCAAAATCAATGGGCTTAAAGCCGGGAGACTTAGGGAGTTATCGAAAACCTGATGGGCAGCTTGTACCATACGGTCAAGGGCTTATTGGTATGGGTAATCTCACTGAAGAACAACGGTTAATAAAAGGATTTGAGCAAGCAGCTAGGATCGAAGCAAAACGAATACAACAAAGTCATTTAAGTGAAAGACAAGATACGTTGCTTGATGGTTTTAACCGTGTAAATAGTTCTTTTTATTATGGGTATACAGTAATTAATAATTCTTCACGCATGATGATTGCTAACGATGAGCTTAACTATCAGTCTAGTAAGTTAGCTCGTTTTTTAGTAAGTGGAACTCTACCTTCTTTGTTTAGTAAAAATAAAGATGGTGGGGCTGCAGCCCTAAACTCAGCAATTAAAAAGCTAGAGAATAATACTAATAAGGCTCCTGGTGATAAAGGATATCAACGACTTACTACTGAAGAAGGTTTTTTCAGAGTAATTGCAAGATCAGTTGTTGTCGGTGCAGATAAGCTATCTCCAGCAGATCAAGTAAAAGCATTGCAGTTAGATCTAGTAACAGGTAAAGACGGTCCTAATGGTGGTCCAGCTATGCGGTATATTAAATTCGGTAGGCAATTGATTGAGTATACACAAGCAAACGCTGACTACCATAATCAGGTACAAGCAGCCATTAACGCCCGTCAGCCAGTTCCTGAAGCTCCCGAATTACTTTTAACACAAGATCTAAACGATTTCTTGGCTTTGCATAATAAAAATGATACTTTTTATTTTGCATTAGATGCATTGCATGAGCTTGCAAGATATCACAGTACTCCTAAAGGTGAAAAGTTTGGATCAAGAGTTAAAGCAGAGATAGATGGTAACTCTAACGGTGCAGTTATCCAAGCTTATCAAATGGGTGTCGAGAATATTCTTAAACGTGGTGGTGTTTTATATGCTAAGATTGGATCCAAAGGAACCGCTTTAAAGAAATTAGGTCCAGATCAAAGTTTAACCGATCTTACTCGCGAAGAAGCTGAAGAGTATGAATTAGACATTCGTGAAGATGTGTTCAGTGTAATGGCATCACAACCCTCCGTAGCTAAGGACTTGAATTGGTCTGCCGCATTTGATGCTATTGGTAGGGACTCTACGTTAGTTAAAAAGCTAATGAAGTTACCAATTATGACATCTATTTACGGTAAAGATCCTAAATTCCATAGTGATACTGCTAAAAAGTTTATATCAGATAACCCTAAAATATTCTCAGCTATGCTAGCAACAGGTAACTTAACTAATGCACAGCTAGAAGAGCAGTTAACTAAACACCTAGAAGTTGGTTTAACTCTAGGTCTTGGTGGCGCGCTAGACCATCAGCGTATCGCTAAACGCAATGGTAGAGCGCATGTTTTTGGCAATGAAATCTTTGTTATGAAAGGTGAAAATGGATGGGATATTCAAGCCGGTGGTATTGAATATATACCAAAAGATACTTTACCTCGTATGGCAAGTCGTAAAGATAAAACTAATTTAGTTACTTTCGGCCCAGGAGCTAGACGTAATGTAGCTGATATTACTGTTACAGAGCCTCGCTCATCTGCTGCTGTTAGAAATACCCCTAAATATGTAGGTGAGGGTAGCTACTCTAAAGCAGAGATCGGTGGCAAGCTTATGAATCAAGCGGCAGTAAACGCTACTCAAAATATTGATGCTACGGTTGCACAGTTAACCGTAGCTAGTGTAGTTAATCGTAGGCCTAATGGTTTAGTTATGCAAGTCTATGATGCATTCATGGGTGACTCAACAACTTTTGCTGATCTTGAGAATACAGCTAACACTGTTTTTGATAAAGTAAACCAAAGCTATAATATGCTCGAAGAGGAATTAAAAGCATTTGATCAGATGGTAGCTAGGGTTAAGCAAAAAATTGCAGAGAAAAGAAAGACTGGAGATACTTTTGATATTGGCACTGAAGGCGAATACAAAGGTATGGGTGATTTTGTAAACACTACACCAGATGGTACCCGCCGTTGGGCAGCTATTATCGGTAAAGATATGATTGATGATTCTGAAAAGAAAAGAGCTATTGCAGCTGCTTCGGAGTTAATAAATCAAATTGTAGATTTACTACCCCCAGACACTATGCTAGGTGATCGCTCAGTTAAAATTTCAGCTGATGCATATGAAGCTTTATTTGAAGGTGCTATTGAAGTGCTTAAAATTAGAAGGGATTTAGTTAATCTTATAGCTAAAACAAATAAACAGCGTAAAGAGCTTAATAGTAAGCCACGGAAACGTGGTCAATACAGCTAAAAAAAATACCCCACAGGGAATCCTTAACGGAAACCTTGTGGGGTATTTTTATTTATAGTTTAAGACCATTATCTTTAGCAGCCTTCATAGCCATGCTACGCCGTTTATCCGCTTCGTGTTTGGCTTGAGTTTCACTCATACCAAGCTCGATATATCCTGCAACATTTTCAGCGTGTACTTTGTCGAGCATAGCTCGATTAAAACCTTCAGCACCAATTAAATCATCGGAGATTCCTAACTCTTTATAATCAATATCTGAAAAGTTTTTGCCTGTTTGAGCAAGCCAATTTTTGTCTTCCATAGTAACCTCCTAGCAGAAGAAATAGTCTGATTCAAGTACACCTTTAACGTTTAGCGTACCAATCGTAGGCACAATGCCTTGATAGTCCTTACCAAAAGGAATACTATCATAGAAGTTTTCTTTGTCGTACATTGATACGAACTCTCTTCGTGTGTTATTCATTAGTAGCTCGATACTACTGGCATGAGTACTGTATGAGTCATGTACAGCACCGAAGTCACCTTCCCAATCAGCTACTACAAGAGCCATGTGAGATGCATCCATGCTATGCACAAAGTTAGGACTGATACCACACATAAAGCCACGTCTATCAGGGATGTCTGTTTTCTCTCTGATGACATGCTTAAATCGTATCTCACCTGCAGGGGTATTAAACCCATAGCAGTCTACCTTAACAGGTCTTGTACGGTAGCACTCATACACTACAGGGAATCCTGATGGTGTAGTCCACTCGATACCTTGTCCTCTATCAGTACCGTATTGCTTGTACCAGTTAATGATCTCTTGATCAGCAAGCTTCTGCAAGTACCGCATAGTCTCTAGCGGTCCAGGGCATACTTCCTGGATAGCCCGTATGACTTGGCTGCTTAACTCATCACAATCCCAAGTACTGATGTTGTACTCAGTAGTAAAACCGAACTGATAACAATCACTGTACATTGACTCAGACATTTTCTTTTGTCCGCAGCTATAAGCACGAGTCATGGCACCACGTTTTGCAATACCTTTACGGATATGCTTCATAGGCATTTGTCTTTCTTCAAACCATTCAGGCATACGCTGAGTGAGTCGCTTAGCTACCTGGACGTAGAAGTCGTTTTGAACCTCAGTAGGTATTAATCCTACGAGGTTGCCCGTCAGGGCATCCTTAGACATAGCGCCTAGGTGTTGCCATCCGTTGTTGGCACCGTCAATAGGGATAGGCAGGTGTGTCAAGAAAGTACCTTCTGATTTTGAGTACTTATACCACTCAATACAACAAGCTAGAAACGAAATAGCTTTTTCTGCATCATGTGCAATAATACCCATCTCGCCTAGCTCTAGAATGTCATCAATATTTTCTTGAGTCCATTGCGCTCTATCTTCGAGTGTCATTTTGTCTACTGAGATAGTATCGAGTTCTTCTTGCTCGAGTACACTACGGTAGTCTGTAGTTACCCAGTCAGGGATCTCATCGATACCGTATGATTGATTAAAACAACAGGCAGTATGCACACCTAACCAGAAGCTAGCAGTGCTATCGAATGGTTTACCGTTAGCAAAGAGTAGCTGACCCCTAGCTATGTCAGAGCCTTGGAAGTTAAAGAATGGCTCTGAGTAATACAGCCTACCTCGATAATCAGCATCAAGATAAAAGCTAAACTCAGTGTCTAACCACTTGTTTGCCACAGCCATTACTTCTTTTACTTCTCTATTCTTAGAAGCTTGGCGTTGGTATAACTTATCGTTCTCTTTAGTGTCTTCACCATCAAACACTTCAGTCTTTATGAATGAATCCCAATGCTGTAGTATAGCGTTGTGAACATCCTTATTAATAAGCCAGCGAGTGGCTTGCAGCTTATCGATTGCCTTTACAAATGGCGCTGTCTTGTGTTTAATAAACTTATATTCTTTAGATTTATCCCAAGTTTTAATAACACTTCGACCATTAGCTTGTATTAATGAAGTAATAGGTTCAATCGGCTCTGCTGACATGCATACAGTACGCCCAGCAATGGCTTCCATTTCACCCCACTTATCAGTAGCATGTATTGTTACTGGTTTACGGCTTTTCATGTGGCCTACTGAAATAGTAAGATAACCACACATAACAAAGCCTTCGATAACTAAGTCACCAACTCTAACATGATCCCTGAAATTAACATTATTACTATCCCAGCCTTCGATAATATATTTACCGATAGCCATTGATGCTTGAGTAATAGCTGTTTCACCTTCCGTTTTACTACGTTTAAAGCAACGTTGAATAGTCTTTCTAGCAAAAGACACCATGTCTTCGATAAGAAAGTCTAGCATGTCAACACCATCAGTGTCAATCATACGCATTAGTTGTAAGTTACGCCTTGGCTTGACACCTAAGTCTTCACCGCGAATTTTCTTCAGGAGATAGTCCTTCACATCTTCCATCGATTTCTCTTTTCCAAACATCTATGCCCCAAGTGGGTGCGGGTGGATTATATAGTACTTGTTGTGAACAAGTGATAGGGTCGTAGTTAGGCTTGACTGCGATAAGTAATTCAAATTCCTTTTCTGGAAACATATCTCTTACTTGTTCTAAGTCTTCCCGATTACATTCAACCCAAGCAACATAATCAGGCATATTATCTATTCTTTGGTAATGGATTTGCATACTCTTAGCATACCTTTCTCATTAAGAATTTTAAATCCCTCTAAATCTTTCTCATACGCTTTCTCAACGACAATTTCGCTGATACCAGATTGGAGGATAAGCTTAGTACACTCGATACAAGGTGAGAGCGTAGTGTACAATGTGGAACCCAATCCAGAACCGCTAGTACGAGCGAGCTTACAGATTGCATTAGCTTCAGCATGAATAACAGTAGATAAAGTAACACCCGTTTCAGGGTGTTTACAGCTATTGTCAAAGCCGCTTGGAGTGCCGTTCCAACCCATTGAAATAATGTTTCCGTCTTTAACAATGACTGCGCCGACTTGGGTATCACTGTCATAAGACATTTCAGCAACTCTTTTAGCGATGTCCATATATAATTGATCATATCGTTCTTCCTTAATTGTCATGGTAATTAAACCTTTATAGTTATCGACCTTGTCCTCGATACTTTTTACGTCCTGCATATTTCTTTCCTGTGAAGGTCCTCTGCTTGCGTGGTTTAAGAAGAAAATTATCTGCTTTCTTTGCCATTGTCATCCTCTACTCTAAATGTTATATAGTTTTTATCGTAATGCCAGTCAATAGGCTCTGTACCCCTCGACCTAAGACTATTTAATAGCTTAATAATATTCTGGCTAGGGGATATACTCTTGTTCCTTATAAATAGTATTGATCTCATTTGATAATGTCTCTATTTTGTTTGCTCGCATGATAGCTTGACTACGAAACTTATTACGCTCCGTAGTAAGGCTTTCAATGATTTCTTTTGCATGAGCAAGTTCTTGTTGTAGTAAACCTATTTGATGGTATAAAGCTGTTTCACTCATCCTATCACCTCAAAGTCTATTGCTGAACCATTGTGATACTCTAATCTAGTAGTATCATGGTTGTATTTTACTGATCCTGCTGGTCCGGTCTTACCAGAAAATCTACTTTTAAGTACAATGAAATTGATTGTGTTTCTAACATCCTCATTTTCATTAGCCATATCTCTGGAGAATCCAATAATATCGAATGATATTTGTTTAATGGATCCAGAGCCTTTGATATCATCCATACTCGGTAGTTTACCTTGCTCGAAGGTCGTACTTCCACCTTGCACCTTTCGTAGATGCGATATAACTCCAAGCCAGACGTTATGTTTCTTAGTAATCTTAAGTAGATCTGACATAACCTTATCAATGGCTTCATTACCAGTGTACCCTTCAGCACCTTCGGACACGGCAATCGTGATGTGATCAAGAATAAGATATTTACAACCCATAAGAGCCATATACTCAATCTTATCAATAAGTGACTCATCACCAACAGAACCTTGGTGGTCGAGTAAGACAAGGCGTTCATCCCCAAATACCTCCTTCGATGCAGCTTCTTGGATATCAAGTGGCACATCATGCTCTTGCAGATTTTGTTTAAGTTTCATCTGAATAAGCTTCTCAGCTGTATCTCCGATAGACTCCTCAAGCGAAATCATACCTATCTTATAACTAGTTTTATCCAGTAAGTCAAGTACTATTTCTTTAATGACAGTACTTTTACCGCTACCAGTACCGCTAGTAAACAAAGTGATTTCACCAAACCGCATACCCTTAGTCTTATCGTTGATGCCGTCTAAGCAATCTGGATAAGGCACAGACTCAGTAGATTGTCTTGCTAAGTATTGCTCCCATACAGGTGCATGCCCTACTATAATACCCGCTGGACTATAGGGTTGTGCATCCCATATAGCACGCATAACTCCGTGATGTCCTGCAGCAGTATAGAGTTCACAAGGGTCTTTAGCAGGGCTAGTAGCGATCTTTACTTTGTCAATCCCAATGATATTAGCAGCTTCTTTAATAGCTTTCTTTCCGGCTTCGTCTTTATCAAAGAACAACACGACCTCTTCGAAAGACCTAATCCAGTCTCTTGCATGCAACAAACTCTTAAGGTTGCTTGCCGAGGCAATAGAAATTGTGGGATATATTTTGTTATAGTGTTCGAGTGAAGCTTGAGCAACTGACATTGCATCAAATTCCCCTTCGGTAATGACGAGGCGCTTCCCTCCCATTCCAAAGCTTTGGCAACCAAATGGCCAGACATTCTTAAAATCTCCTACTGTCTTGAATTGTTTTGGTAATGTCCTCACCTTATACGCAACAAGTTCTCCCGTGTCGTAATACGGGTAGTTATAAGCGGTAATATTACGCTCATTATCGTACGTAGCGCGAACACCGTAGTGTTCTGCAATTGTTTTAGTAATGCCACGTTCTTGGCAACCACGATAGTCACCTAGTTGTGACTCAAATAATTCTAGGCTTGTTACTTGAGGCGCTGCTACAGGCATATCCTCTTCCTTTCCTACTTCTTTTTCATAATGGTTACATACAAAGCAGTAACCGTGTCCATCATCATACAAAGTAAAGCCATCGCTGCTAGGACAAGCAGGACATTTGGTTTTACCTATCTCTTTACTCTCCGTATAGTCTGTTTTCTTTGGCATATCGAGCTTCCTTCCTTCGGTTTCTAGCTCTATCTGATTTAATTAGCTTTTCAGCTTTCTGTTGCTTGTTATTAAACATATCTAACAAGTCTTCATCCCAATCATCTTCAGTTACTTCTGATTTTTCTGCAGGAATAACTTGATGTTTCCTAATATCATTATGATAAGGATTGCGAATACGATTTGGCGATTTCAATTTGTCTCTCCATGTCTCTCATAGCAGGTTTAAATCTAATTTCATGTACCCACTTGTTATACCAATCATCACTGCATAGCGCATGAGTTGTGATAATCATAAATGCTTCTAGATAACTCAAGTCACCTTTCATAGGACAAGAAAACAAGATATCAAAAGAAAAGTTATCATGCCCTTGTTCTTTAATAATTTCATTGAGTTCACTGCTAGAACTAGTGTATGCTTTCCAGCTAGTATGTAATGTTTTTACGCCTACATAGCGCTGCTTAGTAGTCTTATTAGTAATCACATAAAGAAAGCCATGATCAGACTCATTAAACAACTCAGGATGTAGTACATTCCAATGGCTCTCTACCTCAATGTGACCTCGCACATCATCTGCAATAGTTGGTGTAGTGCCACTTAAAAAGTATATTGTGATTGGACCTTTAAATCCTTTCTTTAGTTTAAAGCGAGACTTGTTACGTCTCTTGCAACGAATCTCACCATGCTCTTTAGTAATAATGCCACACCAATCGTTATTATCGAACTGAGTGACACGCTCTACTTGAACGTTATGCCAACGCTCATGGTTATTAAATCGCAAAGAAGTCATCTTGTTTCCTTAGAATGTGAATACCATTAGCAGTTTCTAGTAGTTTTTCTTTCCAGTCTACTCGACCATACTTAGCTCTATACGCTGCAAGTACTCTGTGTTTACGCCGATCCATTGGAACACCTTTAAGCATAGCTTCTGCTTTCTTTGGACCAATCTTAGGTAGCCCTGGAAGGTTATCTGTAGGATCACCTTTCAGCATCTGCTGCCAGTAATGTAGATCAGCACTGTCTTCATCAATATCGTAGAACTCAGCGCGTCTAGGGTTGTAGTGTTTCCCCGGAATACAATCGAGATCTTTATCAATGTGTACAATAGTATGATCTACTTCATCAGCAGTTAACTCGATAGACTTAATGCGTACCATGTCATCAGCTTCCATACCATCTGCAGGTATAGCTAGCTTTTCATCAATAATAAGCTGCATTAAAGGTCTAAACAGACTTGCATCTTGGGGTGGATCTTTACGGTTAGCCTTGTACTGTGGACAGAGTTTATACCTGAAGTTATCTTTGCCACCGCAGTATATAATCTGTTCATCAGACCATACAGGGTCTATCCAGTTTTTCTGTAGGATTGCTTTGTAATTTTCTAAAGCACTTTCTAGGGTTTCTTGCTGCCATGCTGCTTGATATATACAGCTATCAGCGTCTACTATAGCTAACATTATGCGTGTCCTTTCTCTTCCCAGTAATGGTTGAATGAGTCTACTACTAGCTCAGTGAACTCATCGTCATCTAGTAGCGGCATGAATTGTTTGTACTCACTCATCTCTGATAAGTAATCTTCTACATTCTCACACCCAGATACTGTTTGTGCTGCAAGATGCCAGAAGTGTTCTTCAAGTCTCATAACGTGTTCTTTCATTTTACCCATGACGATTCCTTTCTAATGAACGTCTGCGTAACAGCTACCAATGACACCATCGCCATCCATACACTGTACATTAAAGTCTTTAGGTGCTTCTCTAAATGACTCAACACAGATTTCTTTTACTCTTTCTGCGTCAGACTCTTTAGCTACCCATGCCATCTCATCGTGATAAAATATAACAGGGTAAGCATCTAAGTTTTCTTCTTTTATTTTATCCATTGCATAACCAATAGCTGCCTTACAAGTAATAGCCTCAGCTGATTGCAATAGATAGTTTAAAGATTGATGAGCGCTACCAACATACACACGGCGACCATCAAGAGCAGGAATGAAAGCATCGCCATATCCGTTGCGAGTTTGCTGGAATATCGTATCCAGCTTCGCCTTAATGCGTCCGAGTCCTGGTATTGCTGATTGATACTTTCGTTTGGAAGCGTCCCCTGCTGTCGCATCCGGCTTACCTGTGAGAATAGTGCCAAGCTTTTTACCACCGCCACCAAACAGATAAGCATACAACCAGCGCTTAGCATCACCTCTGCTACTATTGAGGATACTTGCGTTATAGCTGTGAATGTCTCCATCCGTTACCTCCTTTGTGAATGCGTCATCACCAATGTAATGACATAATGCTCTCATTTGATTACCAGCTGAGTCAGCACCAACTACTTTATAGCCATCTTCACAGATAAAGAGACTACGCATCTCTTTACCCCAAGCTGCCTCAACACTAGGTAAGTTAGTGATCACTTCGTGTCTGGCTCTGTATGTAGGCGTACCGATAACCCACATCCTTCCGTGTAGCCTGTTGCCTTTAATCTCTCCAAGCCAGCCTTCGAGAATAGACCTACGCGATCTTGTTGTGTAGTATCTGTCGATATCTTGTCCGATGTCTCCGAGTAAAGATAAGCTCGTTGTTGTGAGTTTCGGGCTTGTCTTATGGAATTCATAACCGACTTTCTTGTAGTTCCAATCATCTGGTTTCCATCCTATAGTGTAAAGATATTCTTTGACTTCTTCCATGTTACCAAGTGTTACTTGGGTTTGATAACTACGCTGGAATTTCTTTTCAGGTGGCCACTCCATTTCATCAGGCTCTTCACCAAGATACTCAGTGAGTAACCGCTTAGTGACAGCAGTAAACTTACCTGCTTTAGTGTACTTAGCAGTCTTAGGCTGTTTATCCACCCAGATAGTCATTTCCGGTAATAATGGATGTACTCTATTCTCGATAGCTTCTAGCTCACTACACATTTCTTCGTGTAGTTTGTTAGCACCCTCAAGATCAAACAGCCAGCCATTCATTCGTACTCTAGCTTCGAAGACAGCAGCCTGATGCTCTGCCCTTAAACCCTTAGCAATCAATGGCTTAGTACTGCTTTGTTCCATGAACTCTTTCATTAATAGCTCATAGACTTTTGTGTTTAACTCAACGTCTCTTACACAGTATGTAAGCATTTCCTCTGTGAACTGTGACCAGTCACTGAATTCAAACTTACTGTAACCAAGATGTTCACCCCATCCACCTAAACCATGTTTATGCTTTCGCTTATAGCAAAGTACTTGACTCATAATCCAAGTGTCATAGAGTTTCTTGTCAAGAAGATTAGTACCATATAGCTTATCAAGTACAGCAGCGTCATAGCCAATGATGTTATGGCCTATTAATGCTTCTGCATTGAGAAGAAATGAAAGGCCTGAGTCTATATCATCAGGCTTCCACTTGTATATCTTCTTAGTTTCTACATCTTGTGCTACGATACACCAGACTTGAGTAGCATCAATGCCATCAGTCTCGATATCGAATACTAGTTTCATGTCAGTCCTTTCTGTTGTCGCATGATGGACAACTCTTTGGTTCGTCTGAGAGGAAGTCTAACGCCCCCTCATAATAGGTCGTGTTACAAACAGGGCATACAATAGTGCTGCGTGACCTGTTCATAAAGGATTTAACCGTGTCGTTCAATCCATTCTTTTGTTTCTTTACTGCGCTCTCCTTTAGCATAGATGTGTTTGATTGCGAGGTTTGTGCATCTTTTTTCTTTGCACTCATCCCACCTAAATACTTCACAGGTTCTTCCGAGGCTGTCTTTCCTAGTACATTTAATAATGTTTTTAGTATCATTCAAACAACTCTCCTTGCAACTCATCATAGTCTACTGGCAGTATCATGTACTGATAGCGTGACTCGTTAGCGTAATGCTCTTGTATTACTCTAAATGCTTCGGCTTCAGACTGATAGTCGTCTTGCCATATGAGTTTATATACGGCGTACCTAATCCCCATCATCGTCCACCTCCATAGCTATTACAATAAGTCTTCCACTAATCATACCTGAACACCACGCACTGATATACATAAGTGCTGTGAAAGGTGCAGCTAATAGATCAGACATCGCCATTAAGCACTATCTTAGTGTCCTCATAAGGTGCTACTGTACGCCGATAGAATTCCATCTGCGCTCCTGCTAATGCACCCATAACGTCATTCATATCTTGGTAGTTCTCAGGTCCAATGTGTTTAATAGCTACTGCAATGATATACTGTAGCTCACCCGCAGATATCTTTCTACACTTATTAACATCTTCAAGTGCTTGATTAACCCACATTAATTCTTTACGATTCTGTTCTGATATGTAAGGCATGTTGACCCCTTTCTAGAGTGCGCTTGAGTCTTCGTTCCAGTTACCATCGTTAAGAAACCCAGAAACATAGTCAACTAAATTGCTGTCGATAGTACCCATTAAGTTATAACAAGAGTTATACTCATTATATGCCAAGCTGAGATCATCACATTTCTCTGTAGACATAATGTCATGGAATGTTTCAGTTGCAGCATTAAGGCTCTTAGTGTATGTATCAAAACGTAATTTCATAGTGTCCTCCTAGTAATAGTATGATATAGCTTCTATGCAGTCATCTAGCTCAAAGTGTTTCTCTGTGTAAATGCTTTCATAGAATGGGTGGATGTGATCGTCTTTGTTCGACCACAAGATAATGATCTTGTTTTTCATATGAGCAAACATAAGTTCCATAGCCGTTCCAGTGCCTCTTCCACTGTCGCGTCTAATGTCTGCTAATACGACATTGCTATTAGCGATATCCTGCATATCCATTTTGAATATACGTCTACAGGTAGACTGTACAGGTGTGTGCTGCTCTCCAAGATATAACTCATCATGAAAAGATACTCTACGAGTCGGATCTAACGTATTGATTTCCTTCAGAGATAGTTCCTTCTCTGTGTAACTCCTCCACCCAGTCATACGTTCCTTCGTGCAGTCCTCCATCGGACCCGCTAGATACACGTAATTTTTCAACATTATCTTTCCTTTCATCTTCTAGAATGTAATGTTTAATGTTCTCACAAGTCTTAACTAGTTTAACATAGTGTTCCGAACCTCTTTGATGTACAACAGTTTGTGCAGACCAATAGTCAATTGCTTTAATGAGTTCGGTTATCGTTGGCTGCAAGCTCTGCCTTAATGTTATCGATTCCATTAAAGAGTACCTCCTTAAATGTGTTATCAACACCTACGTCACCATCTTCAGTAACAATAATGTTGCCTTCGTTCATGTTTTCAAAGCAAACATCAGCAAAACCTAGAAAGAGCATATGGTAAGTGGCATGATCTACTTCCTCAAGTAAATCAGTGCCACCCGCCAAGTTCCAGAGGGTAACGATTCCCCATTCGAGTAACCGTTGCCCATCATTTTCTAGTTCGACTTCAATTTTCTTTTCTAGCTTAGAAGTAAAGTCGATGATTTCAGCCATTAAAAGTCTACCTGTGACTCACCAGCTTCAGCATCACCGATAACATCAAAGTCTGTTTCAGTGCTTGGTGTGTACTCTTTAAGGTCTGTTACTTGTACCTTAGAAAGAATGCTTGCTACACCTTTACGTCCACCAACGTCATAAGGATACTGGAACAACATAAC